CCATTCGCATCGACTGCGATGGCTCCGGCCGACAAGACTACGTTGGTCAGCCAGGAAATCCGCTCCGGAACGTAATTGATTTCCGTTTTCGGAGAGATACCTTCGGCGTAACCAATTGCAGACTTATGCCAAGCGAAACAGGTCCGGTCATCACTGCCGTCGATAGCAAGACCGCCTTCGTCCATATCGCCAACCATTATCATCTTGAAGCCCAGGAAATTATCGACGCGCCCGTCCTCCATAGCCTTGTGCATCACATAGTTTTGCGATGCGGCTTTCTCTTCAGTCAGAAGAGCGGCAAGCCCGTCTGCGCTGATCGCCATATAGCGGTCACCGGAGGGGACGTTTTGACCATTGAGCAAACGGCCAGCCTCTAACACTTTAGCCACGTTTATATTGGTGTTCGATCCGCCAATGCTGTTTGCCACCGTTAGCGATGTCGATGATGCCGCAAGAGCATCAAGAACAATCTGGTCGGCTCTGCGCCCGATAGCTTTGCCCAGCGTCTGAACGAGTTCTTGACGCTCGTCATAATTGACCTTCTGTTGGTCAAATATCGACGTATATTCGGGTGCGGCATAATCGGATAAAGTCGCCGTCACGAGACTATGGGTGACATTTAAAGCTGAAACGGCGGATTGCGGCACTACCACCTGTGCTTGGGCGGATGCCATTTTCGGAAACTGAACCGTGGAGCCTACGACTCCGGTACGGGTCCGGATCGTGCCAGCGAGTTTTCTTTCGGCCTGATACGCATGATGTACTTCAGCCTCAAATCGCTTCACGAAATTTGTTGACAGACTTGTTGCCATTTTTCGATCCTCTCGATCAAGGTTAAAAATAGTCGCTGAACAGGTAGGACTAAATTTTTAGTCGGCTGCTACTAAACCGACCGGCCTCAAGAGAGGGTAGGGTCAAAAGAGTTGTAGGCATAGAACGCTTAAAAAGTCAAGGCGCTTAATGCTTTTTATAGGGTTGTGACGTTTCAGTCGTTTTACTATGGCACGAATAGAGGGATCCCATGTCTTCCACTGCATCGTCATATTCTTCTCGCAGATTATTTATAATGTCTTGGAGAATGTCTGCTCTCCACAGTGGACCCTTTTTATGAAAATCGTTGGTGAAGATTACTTCTGCCTCACCGCATTCGCTATCGATCTTAATGTTAAAATATTTCGTTATTGGCAATTTGACCTCCTGTAATCACTCTCCGTAATGACGGGTAAACGCATCTGCCACCTTTTTCCGATAGGCGCTGCTTTTGTTGTAATCGGGATGGGCAACCATTTCTCGTAATTCGCTTTCAGTCGGCATCGATTCCGTATCCGGTGTACTGTTCACCGGAATATCTTTTTCACCATAATATTGCCGTAATCTGTTCAGCGCACGAATGCCGGCGGCGTTGCCGCCCATGATCTTGAACTCTTCAAAATCATCGCCGGTCCAGGCTCCCTGGCGAACCAGACCTTCGGCCCATTTGACCACGCCGTTGGTGATCGCTTCGGCATTCGGACCCAGCTTTGCCATTTCGGCATCCATGTCGAACTTTTCTTCCGGAGCCTCAACCGCTTCGGGCATCGTTTCCAGGACCATGCCGACAATCGACTCGAAATCATCCTGGGTCAGGCCACGATCCGACGCCATCGACTTGAACTTGGTCATCAGTTCATCATCTGCCGGTATTTTTTCACCGACAAATTTCAGATCGTAGGCACCGTCTTCCGGCGCTTCGTGTTTGCCGTTTCGGAGCTTCTTGTAAAGTTCCTGTTGGGACTTAGCCAATCCCTTATAGTCGGCTCCTTTGTCTTCATCCCAGAATCGATCTGGCAACCAATCTGGCCGCTCTCCGGATGCGGCTTTGTCAATGTGGTCAAGCTCCTCCTCATCAACCTCCGCTTCTGGTTCTTCGATCTTGGCATTGTCCAACAGTCCCTGTGGTTCAGCTTCCGCTTCCTGTGCTTGTGCTTCTTCAGCCATCGCTTGCTCTCTCGCTCCTTAATAAGATTTCCCTGATTAAAGTGTTCTGGCCTTCCCGAAAAAAACCGAAATCGGTTGTGTATCCGGGCGCCCAGGACGGCTGGTGCAAAAACGCACCGCACAACCAATCCAGCAACCTTTGACCGTCATCGGTCTTGGAAATCCTGGCTATGGACTTGTCCAATTCCGTTTGAAACTGTTCCGAATTGGGCGGCGGCAACGGGCTTTCGGCGTTGACGCCTTCCCAGCCTGGGGTGGTTAAATCGATGATGTCAGCCATCAATTAGCCGATCATGCCGCTGGCGGCGGCGGTGCGCCGTCCGGTGGCATCTGTTGCTGGGCTTGCATCATTTCCCCGATTTGCTGTTCCAGTTGCTGACGCTCTTCATCAGACGTTCTCAAGTCAAGCGGAACGCCCAGCTTGTCGGCAACGTAGTCAGCCAGCGCATCTTGCTTGATGGTCGATTGCGCCACCGGACCCATTTGGGTGGCGATTTGCGCCCACTGCATGGCGTCTTGAATATCATCCAGGTTTTGCGCTTTCGCCAACGGCGATACCGGTACGATCTTGACTTCCAACCCGTTGATCTTCAGCGGCAGATTAATCAGGCCCATGTCATCCATGATCTGCATCGACCTACGGGTTAGTGGAATCATTGCTTCGGTAATTAGCCGGCCGAAGCTTGATCCCATATTAACCGACAGCATCTTCATTCGCTCGACGATTTCTGTAGCCGATCTGGCCGACATGTTATCGGGCGGCAAGCTGTCATCCAGGAGCGTTTGCTTGATCGCCATGCGTAAATCTTGAAGTACAATTTGTGTCAGTTGCAGATCGCCGGCACGGGGCAACGGTTGCAGGGACGGGCCTCTGGCTCCGCCGTTCGATGCCACCGGGATGATGGCACCAGGGACGATGCGGATCGATTGCGGATTGAGAACGCCGTCATCAACCGCCGTGAAAATCCCACTGATATTGAGCGAGGCGTTTTTAAGAAGCAGTTCGACGGCCTTGTTCAAGGTGAGGATATCACCCAGTGCGCTGACCACCGGCCCTCTTCCCATGACCTCGCCGCTGATTTTACTGAACCGGGCGCAGACCCAGGGTGATATGGTCAACTTGCGCTCGACCAGAACCATTTCATCGTCATCTTCAGACTTGTAGCAGATGTAATAGCCGTATCCGCCGTCCTTGACATCCAGGATGGTGGACTCTTGCAGATTGACCATTTCCTGTGGCTTGTCTTCGATCAGACGTTTGAGAACGTCAGGCAGTTTCGCATCGGGCCAGGTCAAGGTGATGTTCTCCGCCGCTATCCGCATTTTACGGAACACGTTTTCGACCGTGCCTTGCGGCCCTTCTTCCAACGCCACCAGGGTTTGCGGTATGGCCTGGAAGCGTATCGGTTGCAAATCATCACCAGGTTGGATCAACATGATGCCGGTGCCGACCGATAAATCTAAAAGAAACTCGCCCATAGCCAGATCGAAATTGGTCTGGCGGATAATGGAGAAAAACTTATCGGTATAATTTTGCAGACCGGCACGGACTTCGTCTTGAGCCTCTTCCGGGATCTCCGTACCAGGAGCTAGAATCATCCATTCCTTGTCCGGTGGAAACAACCCTGCCTGGATACGGTTGGCAAACCGCTGTACCCCGTGGACGGCTGTCGAGTCGAACACCTGGAGATTTTTTACCCTGCCGCCGGTTCCGCCTTCCCAGTAGCCGTCATACAGATTACGTTGCGGCAAGGCGTACTGGTAGCATTGCTCATACAGATTACGCCATTGCTCTTTTTTCTGCCACGCCGTCTTGTAGCGTTTGCTGATCTGTTCGGCTGAAAATTTCATCAGCCGGTGGTTCCTGCCCCGCCTCTTGAGTATGGCGCCGGCCCAAGGGTGGTCTGCGATGGAACACCCAGGAAGGGATTATCGCGCTGGGCCAGAAGAGCCCGATTGCCGCCGGTACGCCGTGCCCGTTTCCTGGCAGAAATTTCACGTTGGCTTTGTTGCTCACGGGCTTCGATCCGTGCTTCCTGTTCGCGCTGCGCCTTCAGCATCTCCGGATCTGGTCCGGGTGGTGGTGGTGGTGCTTTTGGAGTTGAAAACAATCCGCCCATTATGTCCTCGCCATCATTATGAAATCGTGACCATCAGGGCCGAACTTCTTCAAAACCCCTTCATCTTTAAAATAGAGAACCTTTGCCCACTTGTGAGCTAGAAAATTCTGTGAATGTACCGTGATTTGAAGGCGAACAATCTGTAACTCTGACATAAATCTGTCTAAAACCAGCTTGGTTACCCGATGAAACGGACGCTTGTGATCCGGTAGACTGACATCAGTGATCAGCCAACATTCGGCCACACCGGGCCAGAGCGGAATGCACCCGAACATACAGATGGGATAGCCCTGGAAGCATCCCATATACGCCGGTCCCAGGGCGGCATATCCGGAAAGGATAGTTTCAAAATTTGGAATATGTTCAAAAAACGTGGCGTCCGTGCCTCTAGGCTTGAGCATCGGCACCAGCGCCGGTTCAAAGTCGATCAGCTTGTAATCGGCTTGCAGCTTCGCCGCATCGTTCAGCGCAACGATGTCACTGAGCAAAGACATCGAAGTCGGCAGTTGCCACCGGCATTTGTGAAAAGTTCACCGGCCGCTTGGTCATGCGTTTATGCTCACCCTGGAGAACGAGATATCCGTAAGCGTCACCAACGTGCGAATGCTCATTTTTGTTGGGCACATCCCGAAACCGTTCCTGACCCGAACCCATTGCAACCCTGGAAAAGTGATAGCCGCCGGCCAGGGCTTTACGGGTGCGCTGGCATTTCTTGTCCACCAGCAACCCTGGCTGTTTCTCTAAATATCGGATCATCGGTGCGGCCATCGCTTCGCGTCTGGTCTTCCAATCGTTGGTTGCCGCCGGCCGTGCCAGCAAGCCCAGGGTCTTCAGATGATCGAAGGCGGTCACCTCAAAAATCTGGTCACGCTGCATACCCGCCGGGTCACCCCAGACCATCACTTCTGCTTTCGGATACAGGGTTTCGATCTCCGTTTTCAACTGATTGCCGAACCGCTCCAAACCCATATCGAAGGTCACCAGTTCATGTAAGATCCGCCACTGACCGCTGGGATGTTTCTGACCAAACACCGCCGCCGGCGTCAGGCCGAAATCCAGGCCGATCTGGAGCGGCAAGCTCTGATCGAACTCCAGGCCATCGACAGACATGGCCTCGTCATCATACTCAGGCGTAATCGGCCGACCTTCCTGGACAAAGGTATATTCGCCTTTGGCGTAGCACCTGATCCAATCCAGGTTCTTGCCGCCGACCAACTGGTCATAATATCCGGTCGGCAAGTTGGGTAAGTTCTCTGCATTCGGCGATGTCATCCACCAGCGGCCAGCACTCTTAGTAAATCCGTTGAACTCCGGCTCGTCCGGTAGCTCTTCGGCCGACACTTCCAGCACTCCGCCGGGT